AATGATATTACAGGCGATAGTATAATTAGTGGTAAAGGTAGTAAGAAGAAGTTTGATGAGGGTATTAAACTCATTAAGCCAAGTTGCCTTCCTGATTGTAAATATCTTATTGACACACTAACTAAGTGCAGGGTTTGTGATTTTCGTGACGAATCCCTTGTGCCAAAGAAAGGAAAGAAATGAGAATCCGTTTAAACGACCTCCCCGAACATCATCCCTACAGGAACATTAAACTTAAAGATTTAGAAGTGTTTTATCGTAAAGAAGATAATAAGGTATGGCAAGAGGTATTCTCCACTTATAATATTGCAAAAAACACATACAATGAGTTAGGTGCGGTATGGAAAGATGGGCACGAGTGGGCTGTGGATAGTGATTCATCTTTGTGTCAGATATGTGGTAAGGATTTAAGTAAGGTTACAGAATGTGCTTGGACATCTTGTCCTAAAGACAATTGGGACGAAAGTAGAATTGATATCATCTCACAGAATGGCAACGAGGGCTTACACTACAATGAACAATCTTGATACTAAAGTTTGTGTACATTGCCATTTAGAATTGCCAATAGGGAAGTTTACTTTCAGTAAATCTAGGCAAAAATTAGCTTCATGGTGTAAAAAATGTACCAATAAATTAGGTCACGAAAGAGGGTATCATAAAAATTGGAGAGCAATTAATATTGGTAAAAATTTAGTAAAGACTGCTAAAAGTAGAGCCAAAAAAAGAAATATAGAATTTAATATTACTGAATTAGATTTTATAGTCCCTGAATATTGCCCTATTTTAGGAATTAAATTAGGATTTTCCGAAACTGGTATACAAGGTGGTGCTAATAATTCCTACTCACTTGATAGAATTAATCCTGAACTTGGTTATATAAAAGGAAATGTTATGGTAATATCACACTTAGCTAATAGTATGAAAAGTAATGCTTCACCTGAGCACTTAATTAACTTTGCTAATTGGGTAAAGGAAACTTACGATGTCTAAAAGAATGTTAATCATACCTGACACTCAAGTCAGACCTAATGACGACCTAGAATACCTAGAACGCATTGGGAAATATGCTGTTGATATGCTTCCTGACATAATCGTGATGTTGGGCGATTTTGCAGATATGCCATCCTTGTCTAGCCACGATAAGGCTGGTAGCAAGAGTATGGAGGGGCAACGCTACAAAGCAGACATCAAGGTGGTTCACGAGGCAATGGATAAACTCCTGACACCTATCCGAGAGGAGCAACAACGGAGAATAGACAACCATAAACCCCGTTGGAATCCCCGAATGGTTATGTTGTATGGAAATCACGAGAATCGCATAAATCGGGCAATAGATAATGACCCTAAATTAGATGGACTAATATCCTTGGAGGATTTAAAATATGAAGAAGCTGGCTGGGAAACTGTTCCTTTTCTGCAACCTATCATTATTGAAGGTATTGCTTTCTGTCATTACTTTGTTGCTGGTGTTATGGGTCGCCCTTGTGGGACTGCCCGTGCTTTGCTTGCTAAGCATCATCAGAGTTGTATTGCAGGGCATCAACAAGGTAGAGATATTGCTTACGGCTTAAGGGCAGATGGGTCAGAGGTTATGGCTCTAATCACAGGTAGTTGTTATGAGCACGAGGAGCATTACCTAAATCACCAAACCAATCGCCACTTCAGGGGCTTGTATATGTTGTTTGATGTCAAAGATGGTATGTTTGATGAATGTCCAATCAGTTTAAGGTACTTAAGGAAAAGATATGCAAAAAAGGATTAATGACATAACACCTGAAGAATGGAATAGTATGAACGCTGTTAAAAAAGAACATAGTGATGGGTCAAGTGCTGATTACTATACTTTTCCAAAAGATTTTAGTGAGTTGCAAGATTTAATATCATATAAAAATATGAACGCACAAATTGGTGAGATATTTAGGGCTTGTTATCGATATGGAGAAGTTTCCCATAGTCCACCTTTGCGAGATATTAAGAAAATATTATTTTATGCAAAAGCTGAATTAAAACGATTGGAGAATATTAGTGCTCACGATTAAAGAATTGCAAGAGGTAATGCTTGAGCAGTTAGATGAGTTGGAGATATTTGAACTATTGGAAATTACCGCAGAGGATTTAGTGTTTGCCTTTGAGGATAAGATAGCGAAATATGCCAAAAAGATACAATTAGAGTTAGCTGACGAGATGGAGGATATATGGTAAAAAAAGCAAAAGTAAAAGTAGACCAAAAGCAATGGCACGTTCAGCTAGATTGTCCAGTAGAAATTATCAAGAGGGGATATTATCCTGATACAGTTATTGCCAAACTCCCTAATGGAAAAGAAACTCATGTAGACATGGCGTATTTAGCAAAATTAAAAGGGGTTTAATATGTTTGTATCAGTAGAATTTATTACAGGAATGATGGTCGGGTTTGAGTTAGTTGATAAGCGTATGCTTGGAGAGGAAAGTGGTCATGTGATTGTAGTAGATTTATTTATTATTCGTTTGATGTTTGACAAATAATGATTTTACTGATTACAAGAAACTTATCTTATGATATAATAGTAGTATAGTATAAGTTTATACTATATAACTAAGGAGAATATTATGTGGAAATCACCTTCAGCAACAGAAATGCGCTTTGGTTTTGAAGTAACTATGTATGTGATGAATAAGTAGTAAAATTTGCACTAAAATCAAGCTCTACGGCTTGTTTAAAAAGAGGGGTCTATGTAACGGTATCAGTTTTATATGATATTCGCTTCTAGACCCCTTTATATGCGTTTTAGACCTATTAGAACGAAAAAGCCTTAATATTTGATGGTTTATTACCAAACATTTCCCTAACTTCAGGTGTTCTTTGAACTTCTGCACCTAAAGCACCTAAAATTGCATCTTTAGCAGTTACTCCAACTAAGGCAGCAGTTTTACCTCGTTTAGAAGCCACTAAATTTACACCTCGTTTGATAGAATAAATTTCATCTAATGATAAGATTTTAGTTTTTTCAAATATAGGACTTAAATCATTAAAACGAGTAACGGCTTCTTTTTCAGGAAGTGCTTTAAAATAAGAAACAACAGCCGCTTTTAAATCTGCTGGACCACCTGCACTTTTCTTAATATTTCGTAATGCTTGTTCTAAGTCTTCAGCATAAGTAGGACTTGCTTTAAATTTAGTATCTAAAAGAACAGGAATACTATCTCTTGATTTGGCTACAACTTCAGATTCCTCTACACCTTTTAAAAGAGAGTATAAAGGCTTACCAGTATTTGCAGCAAAATAATCATCATAATTGCTAGACAGAGTATCTTTAATAAATTTACTACCCCTGTCTGTTGCTTCAGATAAACCTTCAATCTTTTTAGGTGAGTGGATAAGTTCATCAATCATACTTGCATAAGCTTTAGGCGAAACAACACCACTACTTTGACTTTTTAATGTCCTTACAATAGCAGCAGCTTGTCCTGAGTTAATTAAACCAGCGTCTACACCTTGAGCAAGGGTATTCTCTACATTAGCCATTTGTGCACTTCTACCAAAAGTAAGACCACTAGATGTTAAATCATCTAATGTATTTTCATAGATAGTTCTAACACTTTTTGATGCAGGTAATTTAGGGTCTATAACTAAACCAATATCTGTAAGTCTTTTAACATTTTCTTTTTGATTACCTGTTCTAAAAATGTCAGTTGCCACACCACCACGAACATTGGCATTACCTAGAGCAAAGCGACGTAAAGCCCACTCACTTTCTGTTTCACCACCAGTAATTGCTTTTGTAAACGCACCAAGTTTTTCACCAATAATAGGTATTTGTTTAGTAAGTGCAGTTGAACCTCTAGTTATAGCTTCATTTAATATAGTAGGTGCTGCACCACCAGCCATTTCAATGCCAAGACCTACAATATCATTTTGGAAGTTTTGAGGTTTACCTTCTAAATAATACTCAGCAGCCAATGAACTAGCCCCACCTGATGTAGCACCGCCAACAGCAGATTTCAATACGCCAAAAGCAGTTCTACCAGTAGCTAAAGCAGGAACCATCCCAATTACACCACCTATAGCAGCAGCCCCTTTTACTACATTAGGGTCAAACTCGTATGTTGCTGGCATATTCTTAACATCTTCTACCTTCTGTGCAAATTCCGCTTGTCTAGCAGGAGTAGTGGCATTAGCAGGTAAAATCTCTTGTTTACCATCAAACCCCAAACTATTAATATAACCTTTAGTTTCTTTTGGTAAAAAGTTATACCAAGGTTTTCCAGTTTGTTGTTCTCTTTTTAATGCAAGGTCAACGGTGCCCTTACCACTATTGTAAGCAGCAGATGCCTTAAAGAAATCACCTGAAAAATCATTTAATTTTTGAGTAAAGTAAGCTTGCCCTATTGCGTAGTTATAATCTTTGTCTTCACGATATAATTTTTCACTAAAAGGAAGCCCAGCAAGTCTAGCCGCTTCAGGAGCTGTTGCTGGCATTACTTGTGCAATACCGATAGCACCTGCTTTTGAGGTAAGTGGTTTACCATCTTTTCCTACCTGTTTACCTCCACTTTCAATTCCAACAAGTAAATCAAAGTTATTACTATTTAATTGTGACAAAAGAGAAGGGTCGGTAACTTCCTCAGTTGCTATTGGAGATGCTGTAACAGGAACAGTGGGTAATGTCCTAGAAGTGGACATAGCATTTAATTGAGCAATCAGGGCTGGGTCTGTGACTTCTTCAGTTTGTGTTTGCATATCTGCCATTATTTAATCACCTTTACCCATTTACCATTAGATGTTTGTTGGTAATCAACATTATCGATAGTAACTATTTTAGATGTTGCAGCTTGTTGAGGTGTAGCTGGAGTTTCTTTCCCTACTGGGAATTTAGTATCCATTTCCTTTTGCAATTCTTTCATAAAATTAGTGTAATGTGTTTTAACTGCAGTTAAATTCTTTTTAAGAACTTCTTCACTTAAGTTAGGATTTAGATTACCTAGAGAAGCTTGTAAGAAATCCAACTCTTTTACAGCCACGTTACCCAAAGCACCACCTGTAGGCGATTCTTGACGCATAGCATTTAATTGTTCAAAACCAATATTAGCTTTAATTGTATCTACATAACTAGCTAGAGAAGCCGCATCTGAACCACCTGATAATGGTAACATACGGGTAGCTTCACCAATTGAACCAGTTGTTTTAGGTGTAACTAGTTTTAATGCTTCAGAAATGTTTGTAGAAACAAGATTACTTTTATTTAAATTAGAAACTATTTGTCGTTTATTTTTAGCACTTAATTTTTCTTGTTCTTGAGCCGCAGGAGTTCCTGCAACAGGGGTCATAGAGGTAACACCTTGAGCATCAAACTGTGGCACAAAACCTGCAAGAGGAGAAGCCGCTACTACTGGATATAAATTAGCAATTACTTTTTGTGCTCTTTGTTTTAATTCAGCTGGAGCTAGTGGGTCTGTAATAACTTGAACTGCTTGGGCATATAATTCATTTGGAGTATTAGGACTTGTATCTTTAACACGCAAATCTTTTGCTTGAGCAACAGCCTGATTTTGAGCTATTTGCATATTTTGAAAAGCATTATTAGCTAACTCAGGCATTTTAGCAGCGACAGCAGCTTGATATACAGCAGCACTTAATTTATATGGGTCACGCAAATCTTCAGGTGATAAACTAGCTTGAACTTCCTGCAATAGTGAATTTTCAGCAGATTGTCTAGCAAGCATTGGGTCTTGAGCACCTAACAAACCACCTACTGCCCTGCCAATTTGTCTACCCATATTTGCTTTTTGGTAATACATTTGTTGCTCAGGAGAAAGTGTTGCCTCTGCTACTGCTTGAGCACGAAATTGTGCATCTTGCTGTTGTTTAAACAGCTCAGGGGAAACCCCAAATAAACCTTGTACTATTTCAGCCATAATTATTCCTTCTTATTAATAGAACACACCATCCATGCGTTGACCACCATAAATGGCTGGGTCTACATAGGAAGATTGTCCTAGTTGATATGCTTGCACACCCTCAGTAGAAGGAAGACCACCACCAAACAAACCACTCCAATTTACATTACCTAAAGCATTTCCAGCACTTGTCCATGCAGCTTGATTAGCATTAGACCTAGCTAAGTTTTGTAAATAATTTACACGATTTATATCAGCATTGTAAGCAGCAGTTTGATTACCAAGTTGTCCAACACTAATACCAGTATTTAAACCTTGAGCCATTGTGTTTGCACCAAGATTTTCAAGGTTGATACCATAACCTAAAAGAGTATTAGCAGTTTCATAAGGTTGAGTTAGGTAAGATTGACCCAAGCCATACAATGCACCTGCACGTTGTAATTCTTCACCTTGAATTGCACGAGCACGGTCTTCTGCACTTAACGCAAGAGCAGCATTTTGTTGTTCACGAGCAGAGGCTAAAGCAAATTGTTGTGGATTGACATAACCAGCACCCATACCAATACCAGCACCAGTAGTTCCACGAGCAAATTGTAAATCGTTTAAACGACTTGATTCTTGAGCACGAGCTGGTTCTAATAATGCTAGATTCTTATTAAAGTAATCTTGGGTCATTGCCCCTGTATCCATAGCTGTTGCTCGTCCAAACAATCCCTTACCATAATCCGATACTTGTTGAGCATAGGTTGTTTGTTCAGCAGAAGGGAGGGCAGAAGTTGCACCAGCAAAATACCTATCCCTAAACGCTTGCATTTCAGGAGTAAGGGTATATGTTGCTGTTTTAGCAGTAGGGTCAACTGAAGATGTAGCAATACCTGATTTGATGCTATATGGAGTAAATCCAGCAGAAGTAGGTGAACCAGCACTACTGCCACCTCCACCACCGCCACCTGCTAAACCACCTACACCACTAGCAGCCATACCCCAGTTACCAGTAGCGGCTCCTACACCAATTTTGGCAATATTACCTACTGTTTTACCCATTATATTTACCCCATATAAACATTATCTTATTCCCATCATCTGTAGAAACTTCTTCGTTTTGATATAAATTAAACCCATTTAGTTTTGAAAATTTAATTAATTTAATATTAGATTTATTTATAAAAGCAAATATTAATTTTTCTTGAATTGTAAATAAATAAAAACTATCTCTTGCTAAATTTTGCTTTACTTCTTTATTCCATCTATGCACATCACAATGAACAGCTATGAAATCATCAACATACTCAAAATAAACCGTATAGTCTTTTTTGACTAATACTGGATGTTTCATTAAGCAGTACGTTGCCACATATAAACTACGACATACGGTTGGAGGTTTGCATTAGTTCCACTTACACCAGTAGTGCTATTAGCTACTGAAATGCCAGTTGTTGCAGCCCCAGTTGATGAAGTTGCTTCCGTTGTTCTCCATTCTCCGCCATTTTCAATGGGACCGGGGGCACCAAAAAAAGATGATAATGAATAACTATGCGAATGGCTAGGGTCTGATACTGAAGCCGTATGGCTATGGCTTACTACAACTGCATCTGCGCTACCGCCAGTTGCACCAGCAGTAAATGCACCGCCAACACCAACTAATACACGACCAGCACCAAATGCTACCCATGTACCAAAACCAAGGGATGTAGCTGGATTAGTTAGACTAGTAGAAGTAAAGATTGTTCCTACAGGATACATTAAAGCTAAAGCAGCTACAACAAAGGCAGTTGTTGCTATTTGAGTACTATTAGTGTTAGCAGCAGCAGTTGGAGCTGAAGGTGTCCCTGTAAATGTAGGAGATGTTGTATCTGCTTTACTAGCTACAGCAGTAGCAATAGCATTATACTCATCATCAATCTCAGCACCTTTAATAATCTTACTAGGATTACCTGTAAGCAAGGCATCCTTTGTAAAGAAGTTTGTTGCTTTGACGTAATTTGAAATGATTTTACCCGCCTTTCTTTAGAAAAGCTAAAACAACTTCTAAATCTTCAGTTGTTGCATAGCCTTTTATTCTATTTGCTTTAAATGAAATAATCTGTATATTTTCTTTTATATACCCTAATTCAGGAATAATTCTATCAATACTAGGGCTAGTATCCCGAAAACCTGCCCCATTCCACTCTAAATCAAATCCAAAAATAGGGCATTTTCCATCTATTGGATACAATTCAAATAAATCTTCTTTAACAAGAGTATTAATTAATCCTTTTTCACGAGCTCGTGCCCTAGAAGCATTTAGTAATCCTTGAAGCCTAAAAGATAAATCATTAAAGTTCTTTTTTCTATAGTCTTTAGAATAAGCTTGTAAAGATTCTTTTTTATCTATACGTCTTTTTTGTTGTCTAATATTATCACAAATTTTACATACATCTTGTAATCCATCTTTTTTATTAGCTTTATTTTTTGTAAATAATTTTAATGGTAATGCCTTTTCACAGGTTCTACAAGATTTTGTAACAGGTAAATAAGCTAAGTTTGACATTATACCATCTTCCCTGTTTTCAAATAGATTGTTAATTGTTGTAAGCTGACAGGAGCACCTTCAATTGGAACTTCCACACCAAATTGCAATATTTTACCTGACCCACCTAAGTGCATAACAATATCATTAATAGCAATACCAGTAGAGAATTCCCCTACGTTGTATTCTGCTATATTATACTCAGCACTACCACCAATAAAATCTTTTGTAAATGTTCTGCTAGTATAGGTAGTTTTATAATCAAACCCATATTTAAATACAACATCTTGTGTACCAGCAGCAATTACAATTACACTAGCTTTCTTTAAAAACTTAAGACTAAAAGGTTCACCAGCATCTATGTTAGAAGTGTAGTATTCTAAACGATATGAGGAACCATTATCAGAGTAACCATAGTACTTACCAATACCACCTGCCATACCTAGATATAAGTTTCTATCTCTAGTCTTACAAAGAGCTTTAGGTAAGAAACTTTCCCATGTTGTTACACGAGCAGCACCATTTTCTAATGTCTGACGTAAGTCAAAGTAAAATGCTTGTTTTAAATTAGGCAATACTAATAGATAAAAAGCATCTCTCTCAAAATAAATACTTTTAACTTCTGTTAATACTTCTCCTGAAATGTACTGAACTAAGTCATCACGAACATTAGCAGACAAGTCACGCATTGGCATACTCTTATCTTGTATTACTCGATTAAAACTACGTACACCACTATTACTTAAGAATATTAAATCTGTACCTGTTTGTTGTATGGTGTCACGAGCAATACACCCAACACCTGTAACTACATCAGCAAGAGTTAAATTAGTAGGGTCATCAGGTGAATCGTATATTACAATGTTATTACGGCAGAATATAATAAGATAATTATTATGTGAGGATATACCAACAATTTGGTCACTACTGCCAACAACAGATTCAATATCAATTAAACCTGAACCTACTCCTGTAAATGCTGCACCATCTAGTAATTTACTATAGTAAACTGTTGTCTTAGCACCTGTTACACCTGCCACCCAATGACGACCAAAGGCTGTATGAGAACAGTCAGGGTCAAAGGTAGATACACCTGTAGGTTTAGTACCATAATCACCTACTCGTTGCCAAATGTAAGTATCAGTATGGTTTTTCTTACGATAGACAAGGAGTGGATTACTTGTTTGAGCAGCAAATCCATACATCGTATTACCATAACCAGCACCTTCTGCTAGTTGTGAGAATTGCCACCTATTACCAGTAAAAGTAATAGTAAGATTAGTTGTTTGGTCTGCTTGTTTAACTGGAAGTTCTGTAAGGGTAGTAGAACCACTATACATCTTACCACCACCACAAGAAAGAATAGTGGCTGTTAAGTCTATATCAATAAACTCAAACAAAGATTCTAAGTAATCAGTATCACTTAAAGAACCATTATTTGTAGTAACTGGTGTCCAACCCCTGCGGCTACCTAAACGACCAAACTTGTCAATGATACAGTTAATGGCTTTTGTGGCATACCCACTCTCTAATGTCACACCACTCTCTTGAGTATTTAACCCAAGAAAGCCAAGTGCGGCATTGCTAAGAGCTTTTAAAGCCCCTGCCATTAATAGGCTCTCCAAATAGTTTCATCTTGTCTAATAGAAGCTTCAATAGCAATTAAATCGGCAGCAAGTGAACGATAGCGTTGTTCTTGTTCAGCATAACCACCATCATCGCCACGCTCACTAATTGCACGAGCTAAAGCACCTTCTACAAGAAGATTGGCTGGAATTTGTATTTGTGTGGAATCTGCTACTAACTCTTGTTGAGGAAGTATTACATTAATACGAATATTATATACACCATCAGGTATTGGATATAAATCTATTTGAGTATCCCCATTAGAATTTACACCATTGAAGTTGTAATAGATAGGTGCGCTGTGCTGAACACTTGACATTAAAAACTGTTCATCAAACCAACGGCTACTGCGCTCTTCCATGAATACATCTTCTGTATCATTTACAACATCTAATACACGAAAACGAGTGCCTGAATCAACTAACACATAGTTAAACAAAGAATCAGTTGTAGTGGCAGTTAGTGTTGTGCGTAGAGCAGACCAATTCCAAGAGTTTTCAATCTCTACTTTTACAACATTCACTAAATCCCCAATAAGCTTGGAGTATGGAGTTTCATTGACAGTAGTAACCTCGTTCTCACGAAGTCGTCTTAAAACTCGATTTACACATTCTAAGTATGTCAATTTATATTCCTTTTAATTATAATACAATTATATCACAATAGATACAATTTGTCAACCTATTTCTCACCACTTTTCGCGGTCAGCCCAATATGCAGCAGACATCTTACCCTTAGCAATGTTACCTGCATGACGAGCTTTGAATGACTTTTGTCTAGCTTTTTCACTAGCAGTTTTAGGAGCAGATCCAGCACCACTAACACCTTGTTGACCAAAGCGAATTAGTTTCTCTTTATCTCCTTCTTTTGCTAATACAGCATGAGATTTAGTTGGATGACCTGGAGTACGTTTAGGTTTATTATATCCACTAAAAGTTTCTTGTCCTTTTTTGATTGGCATAATTATTTCCTTAAAGTTAAATACATACGTTCACCGATAACGAAGCTCATACAAGCTCCACTTAAATCTAATAGAATTAGAGTAATAGGTTCAGCTACTGAAGGAGTAAATACTGC